ACATAGATCCAAAAAATTTAAGAATATTACCTAAAAGAGTAAACGTTTCTGTCGGAGATAAAACAGGTAAAATAGAAGACGTAATTAAAAAAACTGGATACTTTTTTGAAAAAGATCTTCCTCTTGATCAACAACTAAACAACTTGATGAATAGAGAAAGAGATTTAGCTCAAAAAGTTTTAGTTTTTGATGAAGAAGGAAATCACATAGGAAGGCGTTTAGATACTGCAGCCAAAGCAGCTAAAAAACAAATTGAGCTTAGAGGTGTTAAACAATTAGGCGAAAAAAAATTAACTGCTTTTAAAGAACTTGCATCGAGAGCTGGTTCAGGTGTTGACCCAATTCTTTTAGGTAAAGCTGGATTCGAAGAATTTGTAAAACCTGCAGCCAAGATAGGAGCAAGAGGAGCTGCTACTTTAGCAGATCTCGCCATCTCTGCTGGTAAGGGAGGAACAGGTCTTGCACTCGGTGCTTTATTAGAAGCTGATCCAATCATTACTGGAATGACAGAGGGAAAAACTTTTGGCCAGACAGCTAGAGATACCTTTGTAGGAAGTGCAATCGACGCTATACCTGGTGTTAATTTAGGAAGTCTTAATGAAGATCTTATGAAACTAGCTGACACAGAAGAACAAAGAGTCGGCATACAAAATTTAATTGATTATCAAAAAGACTATGACAGATTTGTTAAAGACCTAAATGCTTTTAAATCTTACCGAGGTTTAGATCAAATTGCATTAGATGAATTAGGTTTTACTGCAAGTGATTTAGTTAACATGGAGAGTAGCTTGGCTGAAAGATTTAAAGACATACAAACTAGAGCACCAAAAGTTTATAACCCTGATGTATTTTCACTTGTAAGAGAGCTTGCAACAAAAGAAGCTGAAAAAAGAAAAGCAAATTTAGAGGGTATTCAAGGATTAATTTTTGGAGATCGTATGATAAAGGACCCTAATTTTATTGAAAATCAAATACAACAAATTTTAGCAGCGTCTACAGGTGTTCAAGGAGCAACTGATAGTTACACAGATAACTATAGATTTTTACCACAAGAACAACTTTCACCGGAAGAGTTAGACGAAAGATTTGATATGGAAGGTGGTATCATGGCAGCCAACGGTGGACGAATAGGTTTTGCTGAGGGACCTAAAGATCCTAAAAGAAGATTATTTTTAAAACTGATGGGAGGCATTGCGTCTTTACCTATTTTTAGTAAATTTATAGGTAAATCAGAAGTTGCTAAACCCATAGCTAAAGTTGCAGGTAGCTCTACTAAAATGCCAGAATGGTTCCCTGATCTTATAGATAAAGTTATGTTTAGTGGTGTGGGTAAAAGAATTGACGCAGACCTAACGATATATGAACCAAAAGAACTACCAGGAGTATCGATAGGTAGATATGATGATGGTAGAGTTTTTGTAGAAGGTGAAAATGCATATGGAAAAAAATATCAGATTGAATACGAACCACCAGGCTATGAGTTAATAGATGAGCAAACAGGCAAGGCTGTTAAAACAAAGGGTGAGTTTATAGCTCAGGAAGAAGTGCCTGTTAACATAGATCCTGATGGTAATGCTGATTTTGATGTGGAAGTTCTTGATAATTTAGATGAAATATTAGGTCCAGACACAAGAGCTATGGAAGAATTTGCAACAGGTAAAAAAGTTAAAGATATGAAACAAGGTGAGTTTGCAGTTGGCAAAGCTGAAGCTGATGTGGATAGAGCCATAGAAGAAGCAGCAGAAATGGCTGAAGACATTGATTAAAAAACTTACAACCACAATACCCCCTAAATCAGGTCCTCAGTCTGAGGGCTTGCTTATTAATTATAATACTGTTAAACCTGTAAAATTGGAGAAAATAAATGGCAGACGTAGACAAGTCTCTACCAAACGTAGAGCAAGAAATAAAAGTTCCATCATCTGAAGAAATTGAAGTTGCTCAAGAAGAACAGCAAAAACAAGTTGATGAACAAGGGGATCCTGTAGAAATTACAGAAAACGAAGATGGATCTGTAGATGTAAACTATGATCCGTCAATAGGATCTGTTGAAGGTGGACAAAACCACTACGATAATTTAGCGGAACATTTACCTGATGATGTATTAGGAAGATTAGGAACATCATTATATCAAAACTATCAAGACTATAAAAATTCTAGAAAAGATTGGGAAAGAGGTTATAGAGAAGGTTTAGATTTATTAGGTTTTAAATACGACAACAGAACAGAACCCTTTCAAGGTGCATCAGGTGCAACTCACCCAGTATTAGCTGAAGCTGTTACACAGTTTCAAGCGTTGGCTTATAAAGAATTATTACCAGCTAACGGTCCAGTTAGAACACAAATTTTAGGAGTGCCAACACCAGAAAAAGAGCAACAATCACAAAGAGTAAAAGATTTCATGAACTATCAGATCATGGAAAAAATGAAAGACTATGAACCAGATTTTGATTCTATGTTATTTCATTTACCACTAGCAGGCTCGGCTTTTAAAAAAGTTTACTATGATGAAGCAACATCAATGGCTTGCTCTAAATTTGTTCCCGCAGATGATTTGATTGTTCCGTATACAGCTACCTCATTAGATGATGCGGAGTCGATCATTCATCGGGTTCAAATATCTGAAAACGAATTAAGAAAACAACAAGTGGCTGGTTTTTATAGAGACGTAGAATTAAAACCAGGACCCGTAAACGAAACAGAAGTTGAAAGAAAAGAACGTGAATTAGAGGGTGCAAGTAAAGGCAGAGACGAAGACGTATTTAATTTATTAGAGTGCCATGTTAATTTAGATTTAGAAGGCTTTGAAGACATGGGACAAGACGGTGAACCAACAGGAATTAAACTTCCATATGTTGTGACACTTGAAGAAAATTCTAGAGAAGTTTTATCAATCAAAAGAAATTATGAAATAGGTGATCCGTTAAGAAAAAAGATTGAATATTTTGTACACTTTAAATTTTTACCAGGACTTGGTTTTTATGGTTTTGGTTTAATACACATGATTGGTGGATTATCAAGAACAGCTACGGCTGCATTACGACAACTATTAGATGCAGGAACTTTATCAAATTTACCCGCAGGATTTAAACAAAGAGGTATTAGAATTAGAGATGACGCTCAAAGCATTCAACCAGGAGAATTTAGAGATGTGGATGCGCCAGGAGGAAACATCAGAGATTCATTTATGATGTTACCGTTTAAAGAGCCGTCACAAACTCTCTTACAACTTATGGGCGTCGTAGTATCTGCAGGTCAAAGATTTGCTTCAATAGCAGACCTGCAAGTAGGTGAGGGTAATCAACAAGCGGCAGTGGGTACGACAGTGGCCTTGTTGGAAAGAGGCAGCAGAACAATGTCTGCAATTCACAAAAGAATTTACGCAGCTCTTAAACAAGAGTTTAAATTATTAGCAAGAGTTTTTAAGTTATATCTACCACAAGAATATCCCTACGATGTTGTTGGTGGTCAAAGAATGATTAAGCAAATGGACTTTGACGATAGAGTAGATATATTGCCAGTTGCAGATCCAAATATATTTTCTCAGACACAGCGTATTTCCCTCGCACAGTCAGAACTGCAGCTGGCAACATCCAATCCACAAATTCACAATTTGTATCAAGCGTACAGAAATATGTATGAAGCTTTAGGTGTAAAAGATATTGATAAGATTTTAAAACGACCCGCTATTCCCGCACCAAAGGACCCAGCGTTAGAGCACATTGATGCTCTCGCTGGGAGACCGTTCCAAGCGTTTCCAGGGCAAGATCACAGAGCACATATTACATCTCACTTAAATTTTATGGCAACTAATATGGCTAGAAATAATCCCATGGTGATGGCTGCTCTTGAGAAAAACTGTTTTGAACATATTTCTTTGATGGCAACAGAACAAGTTGAAGTAGAATTTAGAGGAGAGATGCAACAACTTATGGCCATTAGACAAAATCCTCAAGCTGCAATGAATCCACAAATACAAATGCAAGCAAAAATGACAGCAGAAAAAATAGAAGCAAGAAAAGCTCAACTAATTGCCGACATGATGGAAGAATTTATGAAGGAAGAGAAGAAAATTACGTCTCAATTTGATAATGATCCAATTGCAAAACTAAGAGCAAGAGAGTTAGACCTTCAAGCACAAGAAAATGCTAGAAAAAAACAAGAAGGAGAAGAGAGGTTGAACCTTGATAAGATGAGAGCGATGATGAATCAAGAAAATCAAGACGAAAAACTAGAGCAAAACGAAGAATTAGCAAAATTAAGAGCTAATACTTCGATTGAAAAGACAATTTTATCAAAAACTTTACCAAGTGCTAAAGATATGGGCGCTGGAAGTGTAATAATAGCGAGAGATGATGACAAAAAAAACTAAAAAAGAGAAAAAAGTAGCAAAAGTTATGAGAGAATACAAAAAAGGCGAGCTTTCTATTGGAAAATCTGATAAAAAAGTTAAAAATAGAAAACAAGCTATAGCAATTGCTTTGAGAGAAGCAGGAATAAAAAAGAAAAGGAGCTAAAATGGCAGAAGAAAACAAAAAAAGCCTGAACCATGAGATGTTTACGAACAAAGATGGTTATGTTGAAGGTGGAAAAGAGATTGAAACAACTGATCCATCTGAAATGCAAGAAGCAGAGGTTCAA